TATGCTGGTGTAGCCCCTATGTTTGGCGGCAAAGGAAAATCTCCAGAAGAACTTGCGGCAGAAGAGGCTGCATTATCAGAACATGGCGGGTTTCCTGCATCTGCTGGGCGGTTTGCGGGTGAAGCTGTCAAGATGGCTCCGACAATGCTTATCCCTGGAGCTGGTCCTGCCGCTGTTCTTGGCCGTGTAGCCGGATCTGCTGGTTTATCCGCAATGATGGAACCAGAAGATAGAACAAAAGCCGCTATGATTGGAGGTGCTGGTGCGCTTGGTGGTGAAGCTGTTGGCGCTGGTCTCAGCAAGCTAATTCGCGGTCCTGTTGCACAGCCTGGAGTTAAAGAAGCGTATGAAGCTGGCTTGCGTCCATCATTTGCTCAAGCAATCGGCGGCGGTGTAAAACGTTTTGAAGAAACGATGGAATCTAGTCCGTTGATTGGTCCGGCTATTACTGGTCAACAGCGCAGAGCAATGGAAAGTTTTAACACATCAGCTATTGGAAAAATCATAGACGATCTTAACCGAGACTTGCCGGAAGCGAAGCAAATTAATGTTGGTGATATTCCAGCAGGTCGAGAAGGTTTCTTAAAAGCAGAGCAAGCGGCTAAAGAAGCCTATGGAAAATTGACTGAAAATACATCTGGATCTATGACGCCAGAGTTTGAATCAGGGCTGCAGGGAATTAGAGATCTTTCTAAGTCTATGCGTCCTGAGTATAGAGATCAGATTGATTCTATCATCAAGCATAGTCTTGAAAGCAGATTTAAGCCTGGACAAAGAGTTGATGGCGTAACGATCAAAGAAATTGATTCTGAGCTTTCTAATCTTGCTGGCAAATATTCAAATAGCGCAATTGCTGATGAACGCAGAGTTGGTGATGCTATTTTGGAGACTCAGCGTCAATTGCATAATATGATGGAGCTTCAGAATCCAGAATATGCAACTCAGTTACGCAATGCAGATCGTGCTTATTTTGAAATTCGCCAACTTGGTAAGGCCATGACTGCATCTGTTAAGGATGAGCTTGCTACGCCTAGTCAGCTTCTTCAGGCATTACGCGGCAAAGATAGGACGGCATTTTCTCGCGGTAAACTGCCATTGCAAGAATATGCTGAAACCGCTCAAGAGCTTGTTGGCAATCGCTATCCTGAATCCGGCACTGCTGGCCGTCTACAAGCGAAAGATGTCATGGCGGCTGGAGCAACTGGATTTATTCCAGGCTTTGCGGCTGCTTATGCGGCTAAAGGTTTATATGCACCAGCAATTCAAGATTTTCTTGTTAGGCAAACATTTAGAGATCCTGGAATGGCTAGACTTATGGCAATGGAAGCGGCAAGGAGAGGCACTCCGGCATTTGGTGCGGCTGGATTATCATCACTTTTGAATAGAGAATAATCATGACAACGACATATCTTTCGCCGATCTTAAATGACGCTCAGTTCAATGATGATGGCACGTTTCTAGTTGGCGGTCTGATCTGGTTCTATGAGGCTGGAACAACTACTCCAGAAACTGCATATACAACTAATACAAACTCTACTCCTTGGCCCAATCCGATTGTTCTTGATTCTCGCGGTGAAACTGGTGGAGAAATTTGGCTTGATCCGACGATCTCATACAAGATGGTTCTTGAGGCAGTTCCTTTGGCTGGAGCTACTCATGGCGTTGTTATGTCTACGTTTGATAACATCGAAGGAATCAATCTTCCACAGACTTCAAGTATTCCATCTGACTGGGCTTTGTTTCCAGGTACTCCAACTAGATTAACAAACACCAGCTTTAGTGTTCCTGGCGATCATAGGGATATTTTCCAGTTCAATCGTAGAACTCAGACGATAAATTCTGCTGGTACGATTTACTCTACTGTTAAGGCGGCTACATACAGCCTTGGCGTAACAAATGTCACTGTAGTCAATGACACTGGCGTATTAGATGCTGGTCTGAACATTGTCTATTATGGCGTTGTTGAAACTAATCCTTCATCCATTCCAAGGGCTGTTCTTCTTGGATCTAGCACAACATCCACAACTGATAACATTTACATATCTCAGTCTGCTGGGCGCTTGCAACAGGCGGTTAACACGGCATCTCCATCGTCTAATTGGCCGATTGATGTCACTGGCAATTTGACTGGTAATGTTGTTGGCAATGTCACTGGAAATCTTACTGGTAACGTCACTGGTAACGTAACTGGTAATCTGACTGGCAATGTATACGCTCTTGATGGCACGGTAGCTCTCCCTAGCATTAGCTTTTCTACTGATTCTCCTCATAGCACTGGTATTTATAAAATATCTTCTGGCAATATTGGATTTGCATCTGGCGGCGTAAAAGTATTTAGCATTTCTAATACTGGCGCAGCAGCTATTGATGGAACAACTGCGGCTCCTAGTATTAACTTTATTTCAGAGTCTGGTCTAGGGCTGTATAGAGACTCCACTCACACAATGGCTTTTGCCTCAAACAGCATTAATTCATTGTTATTTAATGAAAAAGGAATTCAGGCTATTGATGGAACAGAAGCACATCCTTCGATCTCATTTATCAGTGATCCGACAACTGGGTTTTCATCTGATGGAGCTAGTGACATTATCGTAAGCCTTGCTGGAACTAAAGTTGCAGTTTTTTCACATCTTTATAATTCGTTTTTACCGTTAGCTGGAACAGCAGCACATCCATCTATTGCATTTGTTGGCGACTCAAGCACTGGTTTTTCCAACAATGGCTCTGGAACAATTCGAGTTTCATCTACAGGAACACAGGTTGCTGAGTTTGGATCTTCTGGAATGAGTTCTATTCCATCTGTTGGTGGCGCTTTAAGCCATGTAGCTACAATGAGCCAATTTGTTTCATCAATAGCAAGTCCAGGATATACATATTTACCTGGAGGAATATTAGTTCAATGGGGTATTGCAAATAGAACTGGATTAACAGGAACAAGTAATGCTGGCACTGGAGCTGGTAGCTATCCAATAGCATTTCCAACAGGATTATTTGCTATTGTTGGATCAGCAATCAGTATTAGTCCTGGTCCATCACAGAAAGCAAGTATTCAATTGTCTGGTAATACATTAAGCACTTTTAACATTAATCTTGCTTATGATACTGGAACAACTGCTGTTGCTCTTTATTGGATTGCAATAGGTAACTGATATGGTCACTAGTAAAGACTGTTTTGCAAAGTATGGAGATCCTAGTGCTAATGAGCATAAGTTCATGGTTATCTGGGATGTTCCTACGGCACTTGAGCATGGCGCTATTCCAAAGCGGATCTATTGCAACAAGGATCTTGTGCCGTTGCTTGAGAAAGCGTTTAAGAACGTGAATGACAGATTTCTAGCAGAGCAAATAAAGACATTTGATGGCGTTTTCAATATCAGAAGAAAAAGAGGAGCATCATCTATGTCCTTGCACTCCTGGGGCTTGGCTATTGACATAAACGCTGCATGGAACGGATTTGGCAAAAAGCCAACGATGTCTCCAGCATTAGTGAAGTGTTTTACTGATGCAGGGCTTGACTGGGGTGGCGTTTGGAAACGCGCAGATGGAATGCATTTCCAGATCAGCAAGTTATGACTCAGATCTGCAAGCTCTGTCTGGTTGAAAAGCCTCTTGGAATGTTTGAACCAACAGGAAATAAAAACCATAGACGTAAGACTTGCAGAAAATGCCGAGGAATGAGATTTCAGCTTTCTTCTACTTATAGAAATAATCAAGACAAACGCAAATACGGAATAACAAGAGAAAAGATTGGCCCTAATCTCTGCATGATTTGCGGTTCAAAAAAAACCATTTGCATTGACCATTGTCATGAGACTGGTAAAGTTCGCGGTTTATTATGCAGAAAATGCAATACTGGTATCGGTATGTTAGGTGATACTTTGGTACAATTGCGATTAGCTGTTAAGTATTTAGAAAACTCTTTGGAGGTTGATTATGGGCGATAAATTTGGCATTGCTATCAATGAAGCATCAACTTGGCGCGGTTTGGTCTATCTTATGATGGCGATTGGTATCAAAGTATCGCCAGAGCTTCAGGGCGCTATTGTTTCTGCTGGCTTGGCGGTTGCTTCCGCTATTGCAATCTTCACCAAGCAAAAAGGTGCTGAAAGTGCCAAATGATGAATTGAAGATTATTGACACCAGCAATGGGTTGACTAAAGAGGAACTAGCAGAACTGAAGAAACTAGCGGCCTTGTCTAAAACCGCTAAGTTTTTCATGGGGATTTTGTTCTCCTTGCTCCTCTTTATTGGCTTTGATCATTTAGTGGATTGGTTCCAGCATAAGTGAGTCATGCACTGACGTTCCTAATGGTACTGGTAGTATCTGGCTTGGTGTACGAACTTCTGGCACTTCTATTTTGGTGATATTGCCATATCTGTAAACGGTCACTGGTTGTTGGCCTGGCGCATGGATGCTAGTGATCGTTGAGCCATATTGATAAGCTGTTACGCCATTGGTGCAGTTTGTAATTACGCCATAGTTGTAGCAGCTAACATCTGCAAATGTTGCTGGTGCAAATAGCATTGGTATTAAGATTTTGTGTAGCATTTTATGTCTCAGATATTAGGCATTAAGCGGGGTTGTGTCTCATAAAACGCATATTTTGAGACGTTATGTTTTGTAGCCGTTTAGCTACGATACGTCAGACTTTCCTAAATGTACGGCATCAGATTCCGAGATTTCCGCATCTGCTAGTATTGCCCTAGCATTGTTCCAGTGTTCCCAAACATCCTCGTTAATAGGAAATATAGCCATCAATGCGGCCTCGTAGTGTTCAATAGCTTTGGCTTGCTTGTCCAAAGTCTGTATACCTTTTTCTGACAGTCTC